AGGCAAGTCGGAACCAGTTAAAATCTATACCATACGAAAATAGTACTTGACAGTTGGTTGTCGATCTGATATAATTATCATGTATTTAATACAAAAGTAAAAGGAGACAATTATGGATGCCGAGCAGGTAGCAAATGATTTAGCGAAACATGAAGCCGTATGTGCGGAGCGATGGAAAACTGCATTTAACCGTTTTGACGACATGGATTCAGGACTAAAACGAGTAGAAACAATACTAATAACTGCCGCAGGTGGATTAATTGTTGGGGGAGCAAGTCTTATTGTAACGATGTGGACTATGCACTCATAGGAGAAAATTATGGAAATGGATTATAGTAAAAAAGATATAACTAAAGCACCTAAAATTAAAAAAGTAGTGAAAGAAGTCCCAGAAGGGTGCGGGCTATTTCAAAAGCCTAGACAAACTTCGTGGAAAGCTATAAAAGCTACAGGTGAATCAAAGTTTTTCGCTACTAGAGAATTAGGATTAGAATGGCTAACGACATAAAGAAAGCCTTGGAAGAGGCAGTGGAGAAAGACAATGATTCTCCAGAACTTTCAGCAAGATTAAAAATATTACTTGCACGAAAAAAGAACTTAAAGAGAAAATCACACAACCCAAAGCGTATTAAACGTGATAAGTAAAAAACAATTAGAAAAAGAATATATTTGGGTTCATGAAAATACTACTACAATGGCGGGTAAAACAACCATTAAGAATAAAGAAAGTATTAAACAAATAATAGATAAAGTAAACCCTATTACTACTTTAGATTACGGATGTGGTAAAGCATGGCACTATACTCACGATAGTGTACATCATGAGTGGGGTATTAATATGCCAACACTATATGACCCCTACGTAAAAGAGTACAGTAAACTAGCAGGATATGGTAACAAGTACTTCGATCTAATACTATGTGTAGATGTAATGGAACATGTACTGGAAGAAGAAATTAATGAAGTATTACACCAGTTATTCTTCTTAGGTAACTTTGTCTATTTTCACATAGATACTAAACCTGCAATTAAAGAATTTAAAGACGGAACTAACTTTCATGTTAGTCTGCATAAGAAAGACTGGTGGATAAACAAGTTAAATGAATATGGAACGAATTACCACGCAGACTTCAACGAATAAGAAGACACACGAAGAACGACTAGTGATATGTCAAAAGTGTCCAAACTATAGTAAGTTTTGGAAGACTTGTAAGATATGTCATTGTTTTATGCCCCTCAAGACTAAATTAAGATGGGCTGAGTGTCCAGACGAACCACCTCGTTGGACTTAGGAGAGATATATGCCGTATCATTCAGGCAAGAAGAAGAAAAAGAAAGGAAAGAAAAAGAAGTCGATGGGAGGCTTAACAGCTGCCCAAAAGAAACTACCTAAGAAACTACAGCAAGCTATCTTAAAAAGAAAGCGCAAGAAGTAACAACCTGAGGAGGTGATCAACAATTTAGGATTGGATGACCTTATACTAAGCATACTTGCATGATATTACATCATGACACGGAAAAATATCGAGGGGTCTCCAATCCGCCCTTATAGGAATCAAAAATGACCGAAGCCACTAGAAGATTGGCAAATAGAGGAAGACTTAGATATGCTGGGATGTATAGAGATGCTCAAAGAAATAAAGCATATTCAGACTTTTTCAAAGAAAATGCAAAAGGTAAAGTCATATGTGATTTAGGAGCAGGTACAGGATGCCTACTATCATTAGCACAATATTATGGTGCTAAAAAATGTATAGGAATAGAAAGATTATATTATCCTTGCATTTTTATGAAAGAAACTTATCCTCACTGGGATATACTTCAGGGAAATTTTAACGAACATGAATGGCCTGAAGCAGATATCTACATACATGAGGTTATTGGGCATAATTTTTATGAAGAAGGAGTCGCAAGTCTATTTAAGACAGCAAGAGATAAAGGACTAGAACATAAATTATATCCAAATACAGTAAAACTCTATACACTAGACGATTTTAAAGATGGAGCCTGGGGAGTAGACTCAGGTGGAGTATTAAATAAAGCAAGTCAAAACTATTTAAAAGAAATAGCAAAACTTGAAGTAGAAGTAGAAAAAGCACACAGTAATAAAAACTACTCGTCTGCTTGGCACAATTATACTAATGCTTTTACAAAAAAGACAGAAATATTCAGTGGAAGTATAGTAGACGGATATGATGTACTTTATTCGGGAAAAAGTAAATTAGGATGGGAATGTGGGTTTGATAATAAATACACTTTTTCAAATATGGGGCTTTCTAGCTGGGTAGTAAGCGGAAATTGGAATTTTAAATATGAATAAAACAGTAGCACAAGTAACTAAAGAAACAATCAAAAATTGGGCAAGAGGCCCTCGTTGGACATGGACAGGACTATCTTCTTTTCGCCCTAATGAAGGACAAGTACAAGAAAAATCTTTTTACAGAAGCGACAAATGGAAACAACATGAAGAAGCAGGAAAAGCAAACTTACTTAAAGATAGACTTTTAGTATTATGGGCTGATGCACACACAATTAGCGTTCAAGATGAAGTAATAACGATCACTCGGGACGAAAATAATTTTACACAGACTCATGAATATAAAGCAAATTCTTTTAATACTGTAATGGTAAAAAATTTAGATGAAGCAAGAAAAATAGAAAACAATAGAGGACTTTTTGGAGGACTATATGTTGTTGACTGTTCTAGTAAAAATATTTATCGTTTAGTCAAAAAAATAAATAATAAAGTAAGACTAGAAAGAATTTTGAATGGCTATGTTACCAACCTTCCTTGGCTCAGTGGCCCTATTAGGAGCACCTGGATCTGGAATGCAACCCCTAGTGCGGACAGTTTTGGTAAGTTATTAAATACTACCAATAATAAACCCTCAGCAAACGGATACTGAGGAGATAATCTGCGGCTAGTTCGCAAAGTGTACTTTTAAGTACGAATGGAGATAAGTATGTTAGGATTCTTTGAATGGTTAACAGCTTGGATAGCAGTATTACCTACAGTGGTAATGATCTGTTCTCTAATAGCAGCTTTGACTCCAACCCCTATAGACGACGGTTGGATGAAAAAAGTCTACAAATTAGTAGATTGGTTTGCCTTAAATGTTGGTAAAGCTAAAGATAAATAACATTTCGGGGGTATAGTGGGCTGAGATGCCCACTATGCATTGAGGAGATTCAATGGCAAGAAAAAGAAAAAAGGCTAAGAAAAGACCAGTACCTACAAATCCAACTCTTTATGCTAGAGTAAAAGCACAAGCAAAGAGAAAGTTTAAGGTATATCCATCAGCTTATGCTAATGGATGGTTAGTAAAAACTTACAAGGCCAAAGGCGGAAGGTATCGTATGGGTACTGGGAGAAAAAGGAAATAATGAAAGCAATATTAAAAGATGGAAAAATTATAGTTAAAGGCGGACATACTGATGCTGCCTCTGCAATAACAAGTTGCAAGGTTATAATTAGTCATTGCCAAATGATTCTAGACGGTCTTGAAGGAAAAGAAGAAATGTCTCTAGAAACATGGTGGACAAATAAGATAGCAGTATCTGAACATGAACTTGTTCAAGCAGCCAATTATTTAGTAAGTGGTGATGTAGAGCATGACCATGGCGAAACCTAAAGGTGGACTAACTAAATGGTTTAAAGAGGGATGGGTAGACATTTCTCGTAAAAGAAAAGGTGGAGGGCATCCACCGTGTGGAAGAAAATCTGCACGAAGTAAGGGAGGCTACCCCAAGTGTGTACCAGCCAGTAAAGCAGCAAGAATGACTTCGGCGCAGAAACGATCCGCAGTAACACGCAAAAGAAGAGCAGGTAATCCTGGAGGCAAACCAAGAAACGTAGCCACTTTTGTAAAAAGAAAAAGAAGAACAACTAAAAGGAGAAAAAAGTAAGATGAATAATCGTGCACTTGACCGAAAGTTTGAAATGACTAGAAGGTTGGGAGGCATAGAAGCGGCAGTAGCCAAACTCGTATTAGAGAAAAGACATAAACTTTCAATCTTAGTAAAAATGAAAAACTACGCGACTATGCAGGAGTGTAATTTTCGGGATAAGCAACTCAAAAAGCTTATAGGAGAAAAAAATGGCTAGAACAGGATCATTTTTAAGCGGACCTACTGGAGTACATGGTACTCAAAAGATTCGTAAACATAAACTAAAAAGAGGACTCACCAGAGACTTAAACTCAGCAGCAGGAACTTTTGTTAATACAAAAAGTCCTCTTAGTGGTCCAGGCGGATTCTATGGTGCAGCACCTAAACCAATCGGCCCAAGATTTGGCAAGACTACAAGACCAAAAGCAGCTAGATTTGGTAAAAAATCAGCTGGAAGAATATTACCTCGTAGGAGATAATCATGCCACGTAAACGTGACCCACGGCTAAAAAGAGCAGGTGTAAGAGGATTCAATAAGCCCAAGCGAACACCTGGCCACCGTACTAAATCGCACATTGTAGTAGCGAAAGTAGGTGGCAAAATCAAAACTATACGTTTTGGACAACAAGGCGCAAAAACTGCTGGTAAACCAAAAGCAGGAGAGTCAGCTAGAATGAAAAGGAAAAGAGCTTCCTTCAAAGCTAGACATAGAAAAAATATTGCTAGAGGCAAGATGTCAGCAGCTTATTGGGCAAATAAAGTAAAATGGTAAAAAGGAGATAATATGGGATTACCCACAATAGACGGAAGAAGAATGTGGTTAGATGAAAGTCAATTACATGCTAATAATTTCTTAACTACAATGTTAGATGTTGAAAATAAACGAACCTTATCAAAAGCAGAAAAGAACTTAAAACAGATGTCTGCCTCCTTTTTATATCTTTACGAAAAAGCTACAGAAGCCGGACTTCTTAATGAAGACGATGATTTATTAAACTTTTTTAACGAGACCATACATTGATAACACTAAGCAGAAAAGACATACTTAGCGATGAGCTAATGTCTTTTGATGAAAATAAATTCATAAAATTACCCATAGATGGGTACATGGACTTACTAGGAGTAATTCCTAATAGTTCTCAAACAGCATTAATCAATGCTATTAATAATCCTAAATATCGTTTTGTTTGTGCTGCGATTTCTCGTAGACAAGGTAAAACTTATATTGCAAATATAATAGGTCAATTAATCACTTTAGTACCAGGTTCTAATGTACTACTGATGTCCCCCAACTATTCATTATCTCAAATTTCTTTTGAATTACAAAGACAATTAATTAAGCACTTCGATCTAGAAGTTACTCGAGATAATGCAAAAGATAAAGTTATTGAGCTCTCAAATGGCTCTACAATACGTATGGGTTCTGTTAACCAAGTGGACTCGGTTGTGGGTAGATCTTATGATCTCATCATATTCGACGAAGCAGCCCTTGTTGATGGCAAGGATGCTTTCAATGTTGCGCTCAGGCCTACACTAGACAAACAAAATTCTAAAGCAATCTTTATATCTACTCCAAGGGGTAGAAATAACTGGTTTGCAGAGTTTTGGCATAGAGGATTCAGTGATGAGTTTCCAGAATGGGCATCTGTTAGAGCAACTTACCATGAAAATCCACGATTATCAGAATCTGATATAACAGAAGCTAAAAGAACTATGTCAGAAGCTGAATTTAACCAAGAATACATGGCAGATTTTAATGTATTTGAAGGACAAGTATGGGCATTTGACCATGAAACACAGATTATGGACTTATCTGAACTAGAAACCAAAAGAATGGATATATTTGCAGGAATGGACGTAGGATATAAAGACCCCACCGCGTTCTGCGTTATTGCATATGACTGGGAAGAACAAAAATTCTACTTAATAGATGAATATTTAGATTCCGAAAGAACAACAGAACAACACGCAATAGAGATTCAGAAACTTATTAATAAATGGAACATAGATTATATTTATATTGACTCTGCAGCTCAACAAACACGATTCGATTTCGCACAAAACTATGATATTTCCACTATTAATGCCAAAAAGTCAATACTAGATGGTATAGGATGTGTGGCTACTGTAGTAGATAACAATCAATTATTTGTGCATCAAGCATGTAAAGAGTCTTTACTATGTTTAGACCAATATCAGTGGGATCCCAATCCTAATTTATTAAGAGAAAAACCTAAACACAATTATGCTTCTCACATGGCAGACGCCCTACGGTATGCAATATATTCGTTTGAAACAAGTGCCACTACATTCTAATTATACCTATCAAAAATAGTTCTTGACATGAGTTTAAAATTACGATATAATTCTATTATACGAGTAGGTTTATGACTTTAAGAAGAGATTTAGTTAAATATGTTCGTGACAAGGCCAAGTCTAAATATAAAAAAGAAACGCATTGTTACATTTGCGGAAGTACAGAGAATCTGGACTTTCATCACTATAACGGATTAACCGAGTTATTAGAATGGTGGATGAAAAAACAAAACATCACCATAAAAACTGAAGAAGAAATACTAAGGCTTCGAGAACAATTTATAGAAGAAAATAAAGAAGAAGTCTACAACCAAGCTGTTACTTTATGTCATATGCACCACATGAGATTGCATAACATTTATGGTAAACGACCAAAGTTGATAACAGCAAAGAAACAACAACATTGGGTTAAAATACAGAGACAAAAATATGGCATGGTATGATAATATATTAGGAATAAAACGTGAGGAAAAAGAAAATCCTGCGCAATATGTAATATCACGTGACCAAGGCCTTACTATTGATTCTCGTGAGCATGTTGGTAACTATAGACAGGCATACGAAACATTAGAAGTAGTAAATAGAGCGGTCAACATGATTGTGGATGACTCTGCTGAAATACCTTATGATGTTGGAGAAAAAATTGTAGGCATATCTCCTATAAAAAAGGAAATAAGAAGAACAAGAGTAGACTTACTTTTAAACAAAGAACCAAATCCATTTCAAGATGTAAGCACATTTAAAAGAAATCTTTTGATAGATTTACTGATTGATGGAAATATATTTGTTTATTTTGATGGTAGACATCTTTATCATCTTCCAGCGGAACACATAACTATACATAGTGATGAAAAAACTTATATTGAAAAGTTTACTTATGACCACAGTATAGATTATAAGCCTTCAGAAATCATACATATTAAAGAAAACAGTTTTAACTCTATTTACAGAGGAGTTCCTAGACTTAAACCAGCTTTCAGAACAATGCAATTACTTGCAAACATGAGAAAGTTTCAGGATAACTTCTTTAAAAACGGAGCAGTACCAGGATTGGTACTAAAATCACCAAACACTCTTTCTGAGAAAATTAAAGAAAGAATGTTACAAGCATGGGTTGCTAGATATAACCCATCCTCCGGTGGTAGAAGACCATTATTTTTGGATGGTGGTCTAAGTGTGGAAAACTTAACAGAAGTCAACTTCAAAGATTTAGACTTCCAAGAAGCTATTGCAAATAATGAAAAGATAATTTTAGAAGCAATGGGTGTTCCACCAATTTTGATGGATAGTGGTAATAATGCAAACATTAGACCAAATCATCGACTATATTATTTAGAAACCATACTACCAATTACTAATAAAATTAGGTATGCTTTCGAGAGATATTTCGGTTTTAAACTAGATGAAGATGTAAGTAATGTACCTGCTCTTCAGCCTGAGTTAAGAGACCAAGCAGCTTATTATGCTACACTTGTTAACACAGGTATTATGACACCGAATGAAGCAAGGGAGGCATTAAGACTTGAAGCAGTTGAAGGGTTTGATCAACCAAGAGTTCCTGCAAATATCGCAGGTTCAGCCGTCAACCCAGAAGAAGGTGGTAGACCACAAGAGACCCCACCAAGCGAGGAATAATAATTATGACAAAAGATATGATGACAAAGGCTTTATCCGATTTCATGGCGTCAAAAGGCGTTGAAACAATGGATTTAATCACATATAAAAGTTTTGGCAATGATGTACCTGTAAAAGATTTTATGCTTAGAAGAGCATTTGGATCTTGGAACAGAGTATTAGGCGTTGTTAAAAAAAGATATCCTGTCCAAGTAGTAGTGAAGGAAGTACCTAAAAAAGTAACTCCTAAAAAAGTATCTACTAAAAAGGAAGTTAAAGATGTCAAAAAGTAACGAAAAGATATATCAATGGACTAGCACTTTTAAATCATTAGGTGAAACTGATGATGGTGGAATTAATATAAAAGGTTCTGCAAGTACAAACGGACTAGACAGAGCTGGAGATATTATCGAGAGCGAAGCATGGATGAAAGGCGGATTGGAAAACTTTAAAGGTAATCCAATTA